ATAAAGATGCGTAAGGAGAAAATTACATGAAAATAACCAATAAATTTGGTATGCCACAACCTTTTGTGGACTTTGCCATAAACGACAAATACAGTAAAGGTAAAGCTGACATATCTGTCACTACCTTAATCGATAGCCCAAAAATAAGATTGATGAAAGAAAAGCACGATCATGAAATAGAGGTTGATGCAGTTGATATGGTTTGGGCATTATTTGGAACTGCGGTGCATTCTGTTTTAGAGAACTCAAAACAATCAGAGGATATTATAACAGAAGAAAGATTGTACTCAACTATTAGTGGTTGGGTTTTGTCAGGTGCAGTTGATAGGCAAGAAATAAAAGACGATAACATAACCATAGTTGATTACAAAGTTACGTCAGTTTGGTCTGTGATATACGGAAAACCTGAGTGGGAAAATCAATTAAATTGTTATGCCTACTTGGTAAATGATAAACATGCTTTCAATAAAAGCAAGGTAACTAATCTTAAAATATGTGCAATTCTTAGGGATTGGAATAGAAGAGACGCTGAAAGAAAACCTGACTATCCGCAAGCACCTATAGTTTTCGTTGACATACCTTTGTGGGATCACGAAAAATCATCAAAATATATAATTAACAGAATGGCTTTGCATCAAGAGGCTCAGATTTTACATGATATGCACGGCGATTTAGGCTTGTGTAGCGATGAAAACACTTGGAAGAAACCTGACACATGGGCAGTAAAGAAAAGGGGTCAGAAAAGAGCTTTAAGGGTTTTGGATACTGAGAAAGATGCCAAAGAATATATTGAATGGCATAACAAAACAGATGATGCTTACACCAAAAAAACTAATTTAGAAATAGAGTTTCGTGTTGGAGAACATACACGTTGTAGTAACTATTGTTCAGTTGCTGATTTTTGTAAACAAAAGAAAGAGAGGGAGCAATGAAAGATAAAAAAATCAAGCCTAAAAAGGTTGTAAAAAAAGTAAAGAGTAGCGGTAAAATTAAAGCAAAACCTCTATCAGAACACATATTAGAGGCAACCAACAAAGGAAATCCTATAGAAACATTTTTCCTAATTCGTTGGTTTAAAAGCATAAGAAGTTCAATTAAATTGTGGAGAAAATAATGAAAAGTGATATCCCTGAGAAAGTAGTAGAGACCCTTAAAGAAATTGGCATGACACATAAAGATGCGGGATGGAATTGTCATGGCACTTATGTTCTTTTACATAAAGCTTTGGAAAAGGTAGCGGTTGCAAGAAACATTAGATTTGATGCCCCCACAATATTAGAGAGTGATAGCAGTAAAAGAATTGTTAGCTTAATGGTTATGGGTCACATGGGAGATAAATCTGAATGGTCTATAGGAGAGGCATCCCCATCAAATAACAAAAACAGTTACCCATATGCTATGGCAGAAAAACGAGCAAAAGACAGAGTAATACTTAAACTTGTTGGTTTGCACGGGGATGTGTATGCAGAAGACGAGGCTGACAGTTTTAAAGAAGAAAGACCTAAAGAGATAAAAGGCGGAACTGTAGAAACTGAAGACAAGGATGACTTACCTGAGGCAACTTTTATTTATCCTAATGATGAAGAGGAAAAAGTTAAAGGTATAGAAATGATAAAAGAAATCTTCATAACATTTCTTCCCGCACAAAATAATAGATCTGAGTTACTTGGTTTTTGGAAAAATAATAAAGAGCCAAGAGAAATATTAAAGAACCTATCATTAAAAGACTACGAAGAAGTAGAGTTGGCTTTCAAAAAGAGAGCTGAAGAAATCGTCAATAACAAAGGAGAAAACGATGATGGAAAATAATCAATATCCCGCTACGGGTGGACTGTTTGTCCAAAAAGAAAAAAGATCAGAGAATAGCCCTGATTACTCAGGGATGCTTTCGCTAGAAATAGAAGTTGTAAACGATCTTATAAAACAAAAGCAAGAGGGTATATCTCAGCCAAGCATAAATGTTGTTGGTTGGAAGAAGTTAAGCAAGGCAGGCAACCCTTATTTAAGAATAATAGGTAATATTGAAAGAGACAGACAAGAGGGCGGTAATCAAAAGCCCAAACAAGAATATCAAAACAAAAAGTCCAATGATGTTCTAGATGACGAAATACCATTTTAGGGGGGGTAATTATGGAAGAGGAAAAGAAAGTACCAAGCGTAAGTTTTGAGGCAGTCAAAACATCTATGATGCAAGACAAAAACGGAACTAACATAAGGCTTACCATACATCCTAATGATGTGCCTCAAGATCTTCATAAAGATTGGATTGGCTCTAGGTATATGGTTGTTATGGTCAAGTTAAATGAAGACGGAACACCTGACGAAAGGAAAGAAGATGCCACTAAAGAAATCACTCAACAAGTCTGATATAAATTCTGAGTATCTAACCTTGGATGGTATTGCTAAGCTATTAGATATAAGTAGAATGACTTTATATAATATAAGGAAAAATGAAAACTCTAACTTTCCAAAAGGTTTTATTATAGTAAAGTCAAAGCAAAACAGACCTTTAAAACTTTACAAAAGAAGTGACGTAATTGATTGGGTTGAAAACCAAACACCTAGAAGTTAAGTTTAACTTATGCGACCACTTTACGAGTCAAGATCTGACCTAACTTCAGAGAAAAAAATTATAGACTACGTTTCACAATGTTGGAACGTAGTTTATTACAAGTTACCAATATCTTATAAAATTGATTATGCATTCTATCGTATGGACACGGGTACGAGTAAATCAGCTAGTGAAAATTTAGTTGGTTTTGCAGAAGTTAAGTGCAGAAATCATAAGTTCGGTACATTCCCAACGTACATAATATCTCTATCAAAGGTCATGGAAGCTAGAAGACTTGCTAGAGAAACAAACACTAAATCATTGCTCATTGTGTCGTGGCTAGGTGCGTTGGCTTACTTAGATTTTTTTAGCGATCACCAAGTTAGACATGGTGGTCGATCAGACAGAAACGATTGGCAAGATCAAGAGCCTATGTGCCATTTTGATTTAAAGAAGTTCAAAAAATTAGGAGGGATAAAATGAGAGTAGCAGATGGATTTGATGATGCGTTTGTAGGCACTACCATAAGTGCTTTTGGCAGAAATCAGGTTGCTTTATATGATTATGATAAATGCATAATGATATTAATGCATGATAATCATATGACAGAAGAAGATGCCATTGAATATTTTAACTTTAATGTAATAGGTTCTTGGGTTGGCAATGGCACTCCCATATTTATAAATCAACATAGCGTAAAAAACATAGAAGATTATAGGGAAGATGATAATGAAGAATGATAATGTAAATAGACCTAATCATTATAGAAAAGGTAAGGTCGAGTGTATAGACGCAATCAAAAGTGCCACGGGAGATGGATATCAATTTTATCTGCAAGGTAACGTCATCAAGTACATGTGGAGATTTAATCACAAGAATGGTCTAGAAGACCTACAAAAGGCTCAATGGTATCTATCTGAGTTAATAAAAATTAAAAAGAAATAAATTAGAAACTATGCGTATAGACACCAATGGCAATGTAGGTATTGGTACGGGATTTTGCAAACACAATGCTACTGGCACTTATAATATCGCAGTTGGGTATGATGATAGTAGTTATTAATTTTACTCGCAGCGAATGAACATTTTTATTAAAGAGCTAACTTTTAAACACATCGTCACTTAACATGATTGATTGATGGCTGCCGAGAGACATAACTGCTATATCGCCAACTTTTAGACAAAAGTTAAATTTAACTTTTAACCCGCTTTCTTGAAGCCTACTGACCTCATTAATATCAATCCCATTTGCTGAAGCTCTTTTATCTTGTCTTTTCTAAGTCTTATAAGATTTTGCTTTGTGTTCTCAGGTATTCTTGGGTTCTTTTCTATTTCTCTTATCTGCCTTACCATTCTGTTTCTAGCATTGTCTATTGCTTTTAATCTTCCTGCTATGCTTAGCTCTTTTTTGTATTTGTCGTACATAGCCATAACTTCTTCTGTTTTTCCTGATTTCTTAGCTAAATCAACTCTTGCTAGTATTGTAAATAAGTCTTGTCTATTATCCAAATAATTACCAGTATCTTGTCTTG